CGCAGCCCTTTTCTACCGAGCAAGGCTTGTCTGCCATATCATCATCCCTCCACATAATCAATTTAGTCCCTTTCTTTGATTTCTTCACTTCAATCATTACCCCTAAACATAACTTATTGTGATAGTTAGCGCATTCTCTTCTAGCTATTCCCCGAAGGTGGGTTATTGAAGTTTTCTTCAAGTAATTGTTTAACCTTTACTTCATAAGTGTTTAGTATGGCTGAGGTTAACTTACCTGCTATATTAAGCCATTCATCGTCAAAATTTACCTGTTGTCCGACATAAGGTTCAAGAATCCTTTTTATAGTATCATAAAATGTTGGTGTCTCTGCTCTCATATCTAATCTCTCCAACCTATTTTGTAATTTTCACGGTCCACTCTTTCTCTGATGAGATTATTAGTGTATTCTGTTTTAGTATCTTCTTCAAAACAGTCACAGCACATACGTTCATCTATTTCCATTTGATGTTTATGAAACTTTCCTTTGCATTCTATACAAGTAAATTCCATTTTATTCTCCTTTAGTTCAAAATATCTTACAATAGCCCATTCAATACAATCCTCTAAGGTGTCACCATATTCTTTCTCACGTATTTCTTGTAATAGAACCTCTGCTTTATTCATATAACCTCCTTAATAATAAGGGGAGTATAATCAATCTAGTGCACACCCACATACTTTCGTGTGTATTCACCATGCCATGCGCCAACACAAGCCTTGTACTCCCCTTATTAAGATTAACCAAGTATGGACTGTTCGTCTTCCTTGCTCCAGTTCGACTTCTCTTTGATGATATTGATTAACCTCAATATCCTCTTAGACAGGTTCATATCATTCTCATGATAAGCCCTTTCGTGTAGAACATGTAAAGCTGATACAATAAGTTTTACTTCTCCTACAGTTGCTGTAAGTCGCTGTTTAGAGCTAGTTTTTAACGTGTTCTCCATACCCTGATTCCATGTTTGCCGTCTTCCGTTCTACGTCTTGTTACGAACTTTCTATCAAGCTTTTTAGCAAACCTATTTACTGCTTGGTTCACTAATTGTGCTTTGAATTTCCATTCAGGCACAAAAACTGATTGACCTTCGTTTAGCTCTGTTAAGAACTGATATTTAGAACGATATGTACCAGTATGTCGAGTATTAACGGGTGGGATTGGTATCCCAGTTTCAAATTGCCAGTTACTCATATTAGTAACGACCTCCTTTGGCGAGCTTCTTCATTACATATGCGCTAATTTCGTCAGGAAGCTCCTGTACTAACTGAATAAGCACATCAAAGTCATCCTCGTCGAGAGGACCTTTTCTGGTATTACAAGCTTTACAAATAAGTTGCAGATTCTTTTTAGTAGTTGGACCATCCTTACTTAATGGAATAATGTGGTCACACGCTATATTACGATAATGTAATTGTCTGCTGCAGTACTTACAGCCATTACCATATGTATCGTAGAATAGTGCTCTTATTTCGTCTCGTTCTATATTGAACTCCACAGAATAATCTTCACTTCTCCTCTTTAAGCTACTGTACAACGTACTCATTTTAGCTGATAACTTTTTGTAGGCTTTTTGCCAGAAAGTTTTATGTATAGGATATAGTACATCCTTAAATTTATTCTTATCTAACTTTACGGTTTGCTTTGC